CGCCTACTTGACTAAGCGAATACCCCATTCTAGTTAAAGCATCGCTTGTGTTTTCCGCAGCGGTAGATTTTGTTTGATATATCTTGCCCTGCTCATCTATTGTTGACTGCAAAGCATCTATGTCAATTTTATTGCCAGTATAGGCAATGTTTAACTGCTCACCAATAGTATTGGCTTCTTTGACATCAGCGTTTGCAGCGGCAATGAACGAGCTTTGGCCCGGTGCGTTTTCAATTTTTATTGAGTTACCATCGTCATCTTGTTTATCAGGTACATATGCTCGGTAAGCCCCCCCCTCACCGTCGTCTACGTTTTTCCATTGACCACCAGTTCTTTGGCCCCAAAAATAATTCTCTCCATCACTACTTATACTTTCATACCCCCTGCTCCGCATCTCATTATCATAAGCGGTGCCATTTGTGGCAAGCTCTTTGTTTTTCTCGTAAGACGCAATCCTTGCATCATACTCATCACGCTTTTCTTGAAACGCATCAATCTTGGCTTTGTTGCCATCTATCGTGGCTTGGTCTTGCGTAAATTCTTCTTGTTTGCTTGCTATAAAATTGTTTTCTTCGGTCTTGGCGGTACACATATTCTCAAAAGCGGTTCCAACTTCGTCTGCCGTTTTGCCTTGAGCGGTGCCTATATCTACAAAGAATCCTTTGATCTGGTCTTTTATGGTATTGCCAGCTTTATCAGCAACGCCCTTAAGCTCACCTTTTATGGCAGAACTACCCGTAGCAATAGCCGCAGAGATCAAAGCGTTTTGGACGGATTGACCTGAAGCTAAAGCGTTTATGGTCGTGTTAATTGCAGTCTGCGATAGACCGGAGCTTTGTGTTGCATAGCCAACCCCGCCAGCCAAAGCACTAGCCAGCGCCGCAGTAACAGGGTTTCTGCCTGAAAGAACAGCCCCAGTAGCGCCTTGAGCAGCACTGTTGGCAATGGAGTTAAGTAGCTTATCTTCAATCCCAGCCGAACCAACCGCGCTAGATACGCCAGCGCCAACCACAGAACTCACCGAACCCGTAGCCAAAGACTTGACCAGCGAACCAACATCTACCTTGCCTGTTGTCGCCATTTGCATGGCGGCATTAACTGCGGCGTTTGAAGCTAGGGTTGAGACACTTGGTAAAGCCATTGCCATTGAAGCTGGCATACCGGCAGCCACAAGCGAAGCTACTGTAGACCCATAAGCACCAGATGCAGCGCCAGCAGCTAGGTTTGCAGCGCCAACAGAAGAAGTAACGCTAGATGCGGTCAAACCATATAATTCAGCGGCTTCTGCGGCAGTTAAAGTTCCCGCAGCAATAGAGGATGCCGTAGCTCCAGCAACCCCACCAACGCCTCCCGCAGCCGCCGCACCACCTTCAACAGCAGCAGCCTCACCTAGCGCAGCTAAACTTCCACCGCCAGTTGCAACGGCAGCAACAGCAGCAACCGGCAGCAGCCAGCCTCCGGGTATTTCTTCCCTGACCCAATCATCAAGTCCAGCTAAACCATCCCCGACAGCCCCAATAACATCCTCAAAAGCATTGCCTATAGACGAAATAGCGTCTCCTATAAAACTAAACGGATTGCCGCCGCCGTGAAGTTGTATTTTGCCATTCCCGCAATGTTGGAAAGCATCTTCAGGCAACATCTCAAAGTGGTGATATCTCATACTACAGCCTTCCACTTATATTCTTCACGATCAGACTTCTCTACATCTACGTTTAAACGACGTAGGGCATCAATTAGTTGTTCATTTGTGGTTGGGAAGTAGATAGCCCTTATTTCAGATTCTCTAACCTTTTGTATAAAATATGGCAACGATTTAAAAAGAGCCATTGGGTTGTCTTGCGTAAACAAATGACATTCAACATCACCGTCTCCCAATTGCGCCAAAATCAATACTGAATTGTTTTTATGCAAAAGAATGGCAAGTTTTTTCTTAAGCATATACAAAATACGTTTTCCTATATCCTGCACATTGCCGCCATGTTTTTCTATATCTGCTTTAATAATTTCAGATGGCGTCATCTCAAGCTCCCGCTAACGCTGAAACAAAGGACAATGTGGCAATCACAGAGGCTGTGGTTGGACGGGTGGGGCCGGTTCCAGCAGCATAGTATTGCAGAGAAACTTGGGCGTCATCCGTAGACCACCACAACTCCACATACTGATTAGCCTGTAGCTCGACAAAGTAATTCCAAGCCACAATGGTATGACCGTTTACACCGCCATGCTTATTAGGTACCGAAATAAGACCGTTAGAGCCAACCACATCTGTGCCGTTTACGCGTATCCAGACACTTGCATCATGTAGTTGGGTATCGGTGTTCTCAAACTGACCAGACCATTGCAGGTTATAGATACCCGCCGTAGTTACCGTTATCCTAGAGTTACTCACAATAGACACAGCATTAGAATAATCTGTGACGTTGAACGTCATTGCGGTTGCGGTATTGACGGTAGCTGTTTGATCAACGCCGGACTGAAAAGCGCCATGAGGAGACTGAATATTAGCCCCGCCGTTGACGCTCAGTATGGCGTTTAAACCATTGCACAGCCTATTGAAGAACAAGCGAAGCACGTTATTAGTCTGGTCTTGGTAGGCACGAGCGTAGTCATCCGTTGCTTGTGGAAGCGCGGGAGGGTCTACCTTGCGAATGTAATTGGTGGTTGTGGTCATCTGCGACCATCTTGCCTGATATCAAGTCTAGGAGAACCCAACTGCCATTGCACACCCAGAGCCGTTGACCGCACCTCCATCACCAACTGCCTACCTCTGACGCGAGTATTAATCTGACCAGTGAATTCCTCAATCGGTAGAGTTGCCGTCCGAGTCACAGCCGCTGCCCCACTAGGGGTTGTAGAACCACCAACAGACGCAGGGCTGTTATAGCCTGAACCCGAATTTTGCATAGGCTTGAGATACATTGTCACACTGGGAGACGTAGCTGTAGACCCACTGAACGTGATATCAGGTAGAACGCGCCAGACAAAACCAAACTTATACCCATCATCAATATCAAACTCAGCGGACGAGATGTAGGCTTCTATTGCCGCTGGCGTTCCAGTGGTATCGTCGTTTAAACCAAGTTCATGGTCTACTAAGTTGCCTACTGCGGTGGTAGTGTTATAGGTAGCAGCAAGTGGGTAATCCCGAATCCCAGAGTCTAGCCAAGCAGTCCTGCTCATCGTGCCGTAATACCACGCACCTGCACCTTGATTTTCAGCATAGTTATAGATTACATACCGGTCTATAGCGGTCGATCCTAACGAACAGTAAAACCACCAAATCTCATTAAATCCCTCATTGGTAGAAGCAAAAACTTGGGCATACTGCCCCTTGTCAATGTCTTCAAATATAAACCGTAGCAGATCACAGTTAAGCGTCTGGCTGCGCCCATCGTATTTGTAGAATTTATCTACGCCCATCCAGTAAGACACCCCGTTGGCGTAAGCCACAGCATTTGGCCCAGCAATGGAGATGTTATCTGCCATAAGCTGCGTTCCCCAGATTACAGGTGGGCCAAGATATTGAAGCGAATACAAGGCAGAATCAGTCCAGACCAAAATCTCTTGGCGGGACTGGTTGGTAGCAACGATTTTAGAGCCGTGAGAAAGGCGCACATCACCGGCTTGGTTTGTCGGGGCTGGAGTCCAATTTACAAAAGATTCTTGGTCTGACCAGCGGATTAGCATCGGGTCTAGTGTAGTGCCGCCAAGTTCGTTAGTCCCCATACAGAATACAAACCGGCTGGAATCCGATATCAAAAGCAAGTTCTGGTAGATAGGTACGTCTGAGGCACCGCTGATAGAAACTACATTTATACCTGACGGGGATATTGAATGCACCCCTGACTGACTGCCGCTGGTGTTGATTGCAGCCCCACCCACGGTAAGAGCTAGACTAAACGTGGTTCCAGTAGTCAGGACGTAGTAGATAGTTCCAACTAACAATCCTGTTGGCAAAGCACCAGTAGTTGTAAGCGTAACAGCCGTGTTGATTGGTAGACTAACAGTAGATGTTACGACTCCGGGGGTTGCAATCGTGACGGTAAAGGTCTTAGCCGTAGCCCCAATCGTGGCGTTCCAGTAATAAATACCACCGCCTTTTGGCCCGTAGATCAAGTCTTGACCAAAGTTATATTGGTTCCAAATACGAATTTGATCCGTTAGCCCCGTAGCACCTGTACCCCACGGGCCAGAACTCCATGTAGAAGCACCCCATCCGCTTAATGAAACTGCAAATGATGGGCCTGTGTTGATGTTGTAAACCGCGTAGACCGTGCCACCGCCAGCAGCAACAGTAGAGGTAGCAGCCGAACTTGCGGTAATGGTGTATGTAGAACTGCTGACGTAGGTAAGCTGATACTCGCCTGAAATGGTTAATCCACCAACGGCGGTTCCACCCGTAAAAGTTACAAAATCACCGTTTATAAACCCGCCAGCCGCATCAGTGACAGTTACGGTTGTAGACAGGTTGGTAGTGGCAAATGGGTTAGTTAGAGTAACTACAGTCCTGTTTGGAGTGATGTCGTTATAAAGACCGCCCTGACTGATATAGAATTTAAGATTAGTGCCAACCCCA